GTCCACCTTAGCGTTTGCACAAAGAGCTACTATACATGATCTCAGCATTGCGGCGAATCAGGCCGTTCCTTTTACTGTGGGAGTTTCCAACTTGTCACAATATACATCATTCATTATCATGATTCAAAGGCTTAGGATCCATATTGCAAAGGAGACGAATTTTCCTACATTCACTTCAGAATGGTCTACGAAATCATCCGATGAAGCTGACTATACGATGTTCTCTAACGGTGTATACATCTACCAATCTCATCGCCCTGATCAAGCATTCTGCATCTTGGCTTGTGGTGGCCATTTCAGAATCTATCACGAACGACTAGGCTACTGGTTTTGTGGCCCGATATCATACTTAGACTACATTTTCACACTGGCAGATATCCTCAACAACTTGGATGTATTGAAGAATTGCAACGAATATCGTTGGGCTACGCAAATGTTTGAGTTGATGATCAAATTTGCTGAACACGAGGGTGCACACAACCAACAGGTCGATTTCATCAAATCCATGGAGGGATTTTTTCTCAACATGTCTGATTACGATGAAGACTATGCAATGAATTGGAAACCAATCCTCGAAGCAGTGAATGAACTCTGGGAGCTCGACATGACTATCTCCGGAGTCTCATACGATATCGGGCTACCATTGTGCCTGTTGCGAGGGCAACTTTTCACATATCCCAAAGAATCGTACTTTTGCCGGTTCATCGTAGAAGGGAAGAAGTTGAGCAGAACACATCTCCAGGAGATATCTGCTCTGCACAAACTTATATTTTATGCAGAAGTAGATGCTGAGGCCGGCGTGAAGAAATTCCTTAAACGGGTACACACGAAACGTGAAATAGATGAGAATGCTGTCCGTAACATCACGAGACTTGCGAAACTCCAATTCTTCATCTCATACAGGAAGAAACACAAAATGATGCCAAATACTCTAGGGCCAGTGCAGAAGATCAAATTACTCGAAACATATAGTCAGAAATCGGATTTGACAAAAATTTCGAACCTTCCTTTAAGTTGGTGGGATGATCTCAAGATTTTTGATTGTATGGACAACACTATGACAGATGATCCCCTCGAATTCGCCAAGGACAAAGGTGCACTGAAATCTCAGATTTCTTTTGGACCCGGAGATAGTCGAAAAGAGTTGCTTCAAGTCATCGAGAAGGAAGATTATGCTCTGAAAGATTTCTTCGCGACGAAGAGAATCCGTCCAAAGACACCCTGCGTTCAACGAACAAACCAAAAGAAGACACCCATTGAAATGTCCGATCCAGCACGGTTGATCGAGAAAGAACGAGAGCAGAAGATCGAAGCCCGTTTATTTGCAAATGGAGAACTATCCAATAAACACGCTTTGAGTTTGGTTGCTGCCAGAATGAAGAAAGCATTGTCATATTTTGATGAACAGTTGATGACACCAACAGACAGGAAGCGTAAGTCAATTATTCATGAAGCCTCTCGTGAATTATCGCAACCGGATAATTATTCACTTTTGTTGGACATTGTTGGACACAATCAGTC